TGCTGACCTTATCGACGACCAGGACAAGGTTCGTATGCTGATTGACCCTACTTCCTCATACGCTATGGCTGCTGCGGCTGCTATGGGCCGTGCGATGGATGACGTTGTTATTGCTGCTGCAACTGGTACAGCCTCCACTGGTGAGACTGGCTCAGGTTCAGCAACGCTGGATGCAACGGCAAACTCAGTAGGTTCTGCTTCGTCAAACGACGGTCTGACAATCGCAAAGCTCACAGAAGCCAAGCGTAAGATGGACCTGAATGATGTTGACCCATCTATCCCTCGTTACATTGCTGTTGGTCCAAAGCAAATCGAAGACTTGCTTGGTACAACTCAGGTGACTTCATCAGACTTCAACACCGTCAAGGCGTTGGTTTCTGGCGATGTGGATACCTTTATGGGCTTCCGCTTCATTATGACGAACCGTCTGGCTGTTGACAGCAACGACATCCGCAAATGCTTTGCATGGGCAGAGGATGGACTTACTCTCGGCATCGGCAAAGATATCAATGCTCGCATTGATGAACGTGCGGACAAAGGTTACGCAACACAGGTCTACTACTGCATGAGCGTTGGCGCTGTGCGGATGGAAGAGTCCAAGGTTGTGCAAATCTTCTGTGACGAAACCCCAGACTGATAGGAGCTAGAGATGACTACTAAAAATTCAGACTTGGTAGCAAATCTTGAGGCTTCCCCTCAAGTTGCTAATGACGCCCAAGAACTGCACGGTGTACTCCGTGTTGCTCAGGGCAACGTAGCTTTGGCTGCTGGTGATAGCACTGACGATGATATCGTTATGCTTGCGCCTATCCCAAGCAACGCAACTGTCACGTCACTGATGGTGGGTTCCGACGCTCTTGGCGGAAGCTGCACATACAACGTGGGCATCTACACAGATGCTGGCGCTGTTAAAGACGAAGACTTCTTTGCTACTTCTGTTGCCGACGGCGCAGCACTTGCAGAGCTTCGTTATGAGGCAGCTGACTTGAACACCACAGGTCAGAAGATGTACACAATGGCTGGCGACAGCACTGACCCAGGCGGGTTCTACTATATTGCGGCGACATTCAACGCAACTGGTGGCACGGCTGGTGATATGGCTTTCGTTATCCACTACGTTGTGAACTAATACTGAGGGGGCGGGAAACCGCCCCTTCTTCCCAAGGAGGCGTATGGAACAGAACAGCGACTTCCGCTGGGATTTGAAAGTCGGCCAGCTAAAAGAACAATGGCTGGGCGAACTTCTCGAAAACGTACCTATAGAGGTGAAACGTGATTTTATGGCTTCGCAAACAGGGAATGTGTTTGTGGAGTTTTTTTGTAGAGGTAAACCGTCGGGCATAGCGACTACGCAAGCACAATACTGGGCGTTTATACTTGGAGAAGAAACTGTGGTATTATTGCCCACAGCTAAACTAAAGATACTAGCTAGGCAGGCGCACAAGGAAGGCCTTATCGTTAAGGGTGGAGACAGTGATGCAAGTCAGGGCGTGTTAATAAATGTAGAGAGGTTGGTACGAGATGCCATCAGTAGTTGATATCTGTAACGAGGCGATGGACCTTCTTGGCGCTGCGACTATTGCCTCACTAACAGAGAACTCCAAAGAAGCTAGATTGTGTAACCGCCGATTTGAGACTGTGCGGGACGCTGTGCTTCGAGCGCACCCTTGGAACGCTGCGATTGCCCGTGCTGATTTGGCTCAGGACAGTGAAGCACCTGCATTTGGTTTTAGCTTTCAGTACACGCTGCCTACTGACCCGTACTGCCTGCGGGTAATGTCTTTCTGGAATGTCAATGTTGACAATGAGCTTACCCCGTATGACAGCCAAGTTATGTACAAGATTGAGGGCCGCAAGGTTCTTAGCAACGAAGAGACTTGCAAGATTATATATATCTCCCGCGTTACTGACACAGAGCAATACGATGCGCTTTTGTCCAGCACCATAGCGCACAGGCTTGCATCAGAGACTGCTTATGCAATCACAGGCAGCAATAGCATCGCTCAACAGATGTTCAGCTTGTACGAAACTCGTATCCGCGAGGCACGTTCTATGGATGCGATGGAAGGCCAGCCAGACAAAATGATTGCAGATGATTTTATCAACATAAGGTTCTAAGATGGCGCGTGTATCTAGTATTGTTACCAACTTCCGCGCTGGAGAACTATCGCCGCGTTTGGAAGGCCGCATTGATTTGCAGAAGTACAACGAGGCGGCGCAGACCTTGCAGAACATGCTGGTGTTCCCGCAGGGCGGTACAACGCGCAGACCAGGCACTAAGTTTGCTGGTAGGTCAAAGGACGGCGGCAAGGTTAGACTTGTAAATTTCGAGTTTAGTGACGAGCAGGCGTATGTGCTTGAGTTTGGTGCCAACTATATCCGTTTCTTCAAAGACGGCGGCATACTAACAGAAACCGTCAAAAACATTACAGCAATAACCAAGGCTAACCCAGCGGTTGTAACATCTAACTCCCACGGCTTCTCAAACGGGGACAGGGTGTTTATCAGCAGCGTTGTAGGCATGACTGAGGTAAATAACCTTGAGTTTACTGTTGCAGGCGCGACGACTAACACGTTCCAGTTATCTGGCGTAAACAGCAGCGCTTATACAACGTACTCGTCTGGCGGCACGGCTGGCAAGATTGTTGAGGTTGCGACTACATACAGCGTCACAGATATCTTTGAGATTAACCACGCGCAGTCTGCGGATGTTTTGTTTCTGGCTCACAAAGACCACGAGCCTGCAAAACTAACGCGCACCACCGCTACAAGTTTTACGCTGTCTGATATTGCGTTTACTGATGGCCCGTATCTCGACGAGAACATAACAGACACTACGTTGTACGCCTCTGCTGACACAGGCACTGTAACGATTACGGCGTCTGCTGATTTGTTTACCAGCGCAGATGTTGGGCGTCTTATTAGATTCCGCGAAGTGCTGGAGGTTACTTACGATGAGTGGGCTGCTGGTACAAGCTACTCTAACAACGAATTTGTGCGATACAATGGGCATGTGTATAAGCAGGTGACAGGTTCTACTCAAACATCTGGCAACACCCCGCCTGTTCACACTAGCGGCACAGAGACCTACGGTGCAATCGACTGGGAATACCGCCACGATGACACTGGGTATGCCAAAATCACTGTGTTCACGAGCGCAACGGTAGTTACTGCTGTAGTCCAAGAGGATGACGGCGGTATATCCGTGTTGCCGCACCAAGTCGTCGGTTCGTCAAATGCTACAAAGAACTGGTCGCTGGGAGCGTTTGGGGGCGACCAAGGCTTCCCAAGGGCCGTTGCGTTCTACGAGGAGCGTTTGTACTACGCAGGCACCACAGGCCAGCCACAGACCATCTTTGGGTCCGTAACGGCAGACTTTGAGAACCACACACCTGGCACAGAGGATGACAAGGCGGTAAACGTAACGATTGCGTCTGACCAAGTTAATGTCATCAAGCATCTTTTGCCTGCACGTTTTCTGCAAGTGCTAACGACTAGCTCAGAGTTTACACTGTCTGGAGGCACAGGCACGACGCCGGTAACGCCTACCAACATTAATGTTTTGCGTGAAACAACATTTGGCTCGTCTGATATTCGTCCGTTACGCGCAGGCAACAGCACCATCCTTATCCAGAAGGGTCTTGAGAAAGTCAAAGAGATTACCTTCGATTTGGACACTGACGGCCTACTAGGCGTTGACTTGTCTATCTTGGCTGACCATTTGCCGCGCGGCGGTATGACTGACATGATATGGCAGCAAGAGCCTGAGCTTATCCTGTGGTTTGTCCATAGCGATGGTGGGCTTATCGGGCTTACCTATGACCGTGCAAACGGCGCTGTCGGATGGCATGACCACGATATAGGCGGGTCGGGCATTGTGGAAAGCATCACAGCTATACCGAGCGGCGCAGAAGACCAAGTGTATTTGTCTGTAAAGAGAACTATAGACGGCAGCACAGTGCGGCATATTGAGCATCTGACAACTATAGATTTCGGGGATGATGTGGGTGATGCTTTCTATGTGGATAGCGGCCTTACATACAGCGGCAGCGCAACAACAACAATCACTGGTCTGAACCATCTTGAGGGGGAGACTGTTGCTATCCTGGCTGATGGCGCAGCCCACGCCGACAAGACTGTTAGTGGCGGCAGCATTACGCTAGATAGAAGTTCCTCGAAGGTTCATGTTGGCTATAGCTACTCGTCTATTGTAGAGACATTGCGCATGGAAGCTGGCGCAGACGATGGGATTGCGCAAGGCAAGATTAAGCGTATTCACGGCGTGACTGCGCGGTTCTTCAAGTCTGTGGGCGCTGAGATTGGACCAGACACAAACAACTTAGACCGCCTGCCATTCCGTGATAGTAGTATGGACATGGATACGGCGATTCCGTTGTTTACTGGGGATAAAGAAATATTCTTCCCG